GTCTTTAATTTTGAAGGCATGGTTTGCGAACATGGACAAAGCGGTGCCATCGCTGTTAGTCAGAATCGCCACCTCCAGAGACCGTTTTTCGGTATCCATGGTGGCGGTACTGACACACAGGGTTGGATAGTTCCAATAACGCAAGAGGATATCAAAGATATTCTCAATCGCGTCGATCAGATGTATAATATCACAATACCTGATCCAACTGTCCATGCCCATGTTAGCGTTCGCCCTTGCGTGTCCAACGTCAATATCGTCGGCGGGTTCCTGGAAAACATCCCAAAACCAGGTTCAACCCGCTTTGTTAAAACACCTATCCAAAACCAAGCCGAGTTTCCTATCGACACAGAGCCAGCTATCTTAGCTGACTCTGATCCTCGTTGGGTTAAGGCAGTTCAGGAAGATCCCAGTTTACCTCATTATGCTAGTATTAGCTTTCAAAAATATGAGGGTGCGAACCCACCTTTAGAGTGGGAAGATCTCCGTGAACTCGCCGAAGAAAAGGCTCAACATATGGTTCAACACTTTCGTAACGTTCGTGTCCAGACGATAGAGGAGAGTATCCTTGGTAACGGCCATTCTGGCAGTAAACCCATGGATCGTACGACATCTCCAGGCCTCCCTTATATCTTGAGAGGCAATAAAAAGGGAAAAACGGAGTGGATTAATCCCCTTCCTGACGGTAAGTCAGTTGAAATCCACCCCCTGTTGCAGCGTGACGTTGATGACTTCATGCAATCACTAGAGAACAACAGTTTTCCAGAACGATACAAGGCAGTGTTTCTAAAAGATGAGACACTGCCAAAGTCTAAAATATTCCAAAAGACTCGTAGTATCATTATGGGGGACGTTGCGGATCATATCGTTTACGGTATGTTACAAGGCGATTATGATCGGATCCAAAAGATATCCGACTGTCACGACGTCCATGTTGCAACAGGCATCGACCTAGAATCCGACGACACTCATCAATTGATTCTAGGTTTTGGCGAAACACATACTATGTATTGTTTTGACGCCAAAAACTGGGATGGCAATCTACCATATGCCATCATTCGTGCACAAGCGTACTATCGTGCACGTGTTTATGAGCTCGCCTATAGAGCGAGGGGAGAGCTCGCGCCATTTGATTTTGTTAAATATTTCATGGCGTATTCCGAAGGCCAAGCTATTGCGAACTTAGTGCTTGGCCCAGAAGTTACTCGCACACGACGTGGAATGAAGTCCGGCCAGAG